GAGAAGAGATCTAAATAATATAATAAAAAAATAATACTTGCAAGACTTGTTTTTTTATTGTAAATTCCCATATATGAGAAGAACAATAATAAGAAAGGAACAAAATGGCAGACCCTGCTAAATATAAATCTATTTCAGTACCTAAGAAGGACTGGGAAGATCTAAGTGTTCTTGCAACTAAAACTAATAGAACCCGCTCTAAAATGATCGGAAGACTTATTAGATTTTTTAAAGATAACAAAGGTGCAAAAGCAAATGGAAAAGAAAATAAAAGTAGCTAACCACAAATATATTTGTGATAAGTGTAAAGGTAATGGTTATATCAAAATTTATGATATGACCATTCAATGTGCTAAATGTAAATCTCAAGGTGAGCTTTCCTTAGAAGAGCCAACTTATGAAGAGTTACAGGAAATGTCCGCATCAGCGAGGCTACAATGACAAAAAATGTTGTAGCCAAAGACCTACGTACGCCTAAATATAAACAAAGACGTGTAGAATCTAAAAAAAAATATAACAGAAAAAAGAGAAAAATATCGGGTTATTATTATGACTACGATGGAAAGGAACAAATACTCTATGAAACTGAGCGTTAGTGAGGCAGCATACATCGCGGGACTATTTGATGGGGAGGGCTGTGTAACCTGTAAACAAAAAGCGACTAAGCGTAAAGATAGAAATAATAAAGTTTATAATCAATGGTATATTAGATGTGAACTGGCTATGACTGATAAAACTACTGTCGAATGGCTCCATACAACTCTAGGATTTGGTTGGTGTAAAGAAAAGAAATATAAAAACAAACCTAAATATAAAAAGCAATGGCGTTGGGCGTGTGGTTATAGAGACGCCTTAGTTTTTGCTAAACTAATGTGGCCTTATGCTCAAGTTAAACTTCATAAATTAGAACAAATTATAGATCACTACGAACCTAATCTACAACACATTGGTGACAACGTAATAAGTTTATGCCTAGAAAGAGAACTAAGAAAATAAAAAAGTTATATGGAAAAAATAAAAAGTAAACTTCGACCCAAAGGCGCAAAATTCGATGGAAAATCAAGGGTTTCCAACGAAACGTATAGAAAAAATTGGAATGAAATTTTTAATAAAAAAGGTGGAGTAGTAAATACGGAGGAAAGTTTTAAAAGTAAGGAGTATAATGACCGATCAAACTAGATGGGGAATCCCGGAAATACATCAAAGAAATAAAATGAAAGAGAAAGGAATAATTATGGAAGATAGAGGTGATGAAGATTTAACTTTACAAATAGAAAAGTTAAAAGAAGAATTAGAGAAGGTTAAGGCGCAACTCTCTCGAGAGAAAGAGGACCGACAATATGATGACTTGGTACATAAAAGAGAATTGAAAGAATTATTTGAAGGAAAATATGAAAAGAAATAATAGTTATATATATCCCAAAACGGTCCGCGAAACGATAGATGGTCAGCGTCATTATTTGATGAGTAAGGAAAAATTACCGAGTGTTACGACGATCCTCGCAGCCACTGAAAGTTTAGAGAAGACTGAGGCGTTAGCAAAGTGGAGGGAGTCGAAGGGCGAGGAAAACGCGACGCGGATCGTGGATGAGAGCGCGGCTCGCGGAACGGCGATGCATAAAATATTAGAAAAATATATTATGGAAGAAGGTTATTTGGATTTAACTAATATTGGTAAGGCGGCCCATAATATGGCTATCAGAATTATCGAACAAGGACTTTGTAATCTTACAGAATTCTATGGTACCGAATGTACCTTATATTATCCTGGCCTATACGCAGGTCAAACAGATTTAGTAGGTATCCATAAAGGTAAGGATGCCATAATAGACTTCAAACAAACAAACAAGCCAAAGAAAAGAGAGTGGATTGAAGACTACTGTCTTCAGTTAGCAGCTTATGCAATGGCTCATAATTTTATTTACAGAACTAAAATAAATAAAGGTGTGATTATGATGTGCAGTAAGGATAACTTCTATCAAGAGTTTGTTATTGAAGGTGTAGAGTTTAAGAAATATCAACATAGATGGCTAGGTAAAATTAGCCAATACTATCAACAAAAGGAGAAGAAACATGACTGACGAAACACTACAGACAAATCAACAAATACATGCCCATCTACAACAAGGTCTAAAGCAAGGAGAAGTAAGACTACATAATAGATTTCACCCCACCAGGTGGAAAAAAGGTTTTGCTAGCTACCATTTCCACAGACACTTTGAGTATGAAATAATGGAGAAAGGACAACACAGCGACGCGAAGTATAAAACATACAAGCGCTGGAGAAATGTGGGTAAGAACCACATTTTAATTAGACCTATCTCTATTACACTTGAAGGATTAAAACAAACCTCTATGTTTGGAGTTGATATTACCCAATATCAATTTTGGATAGCAAGACACTTTATACGAAGAGGGCCTAATTCTTGGAGTATAAAGAAAAATAGATGGATTATGAAACAGGTGTTTGATTTTTGTTTAAACAAAGCCATTAAAGGAGATGTATATTGGCAAAATCCTTTTACACGGCCGTTTAGAATGAAAAACCCATATAGATAAATGAGTAAGAGTGTGTGGTATAGAAAAAAGCAGGATCTTTTGTATCTCTTAGATAAGAGAGATGGGGAAGAATATTTAACGGATCGGGAGCAGGAGCGTTTTGAAAACTATTTAGACAAAACCACTTTAATTACATACCACACACACGATGATGAAAACTTAACACCAGAATATATTAAAATGTGTGAAATTAAAATGAAGAGATATGAAATAGAAGGATGGAGAACGGATGAGTATTATAAATCAGAATCTAAGAAGACTGGATAATATAGCTAAAATGTACAACAAAACATCAGGGGAAATACAAGAGATGTGGAGAAAGAAATGGTATGAATTAATTAAAATAATAGGAAGGAAATTAAATTAAATGAGTATGCGTGTACGAGATTTGCAACAATATCTTGGCAAATTTACAGAAAAGGAAAAAGGGACAGCAATATCTAATTGTCATATCTATATAGAAACTGAGAGTGGTGGATTAGAAGAAATAAGAAGAATTGAAATACAAGAAAATAATATTATAGGTCATCCAGAACCAATACGAATGGTTTTAAAGAGCGAAAATATCAATAGGTTTAGATCTAAAACTTTTAAACAGAGTTAAAAAATCCCCTTGGGAGTGGGGTGAAAGCGAGAGTGGAAGCCCCATAAAAATTATGACAAGAAAAGTAACAATAATAGGTAAGAAAATCAGCCCTAAACAGTGGTCTGGTCTTATATTAGAGCTAAATTTAATAAAAAAGGCCTGGAAACCCTATGCAGATATAGAAATTCAAGGCTCTGGCGTCAAAAAGATCGTGCAAAACGGTACTTTTGTTAAAACAGTTTAGAATTATTCTAAGTGTGCCGGTGTATAGGGGAATTCTGGAGCAATTTTTTTTTTTAAAATAAAAAAAATATCCCGTGGCACAGTGGCACAAGGGGTGTTTTTGGCTTATTAGTGTTGGTATTATTGACTAATAGCTGTGCCACGAGAATTTTTTACCGTGGCACACTTGGCACACCTTGTTGGTATTGCTAGCTTATTTAAGTTCTTCGTCCAAACCGTCGTGGCACACCTTAAATAAGCTAGTACTGGCGTAGGGTATTTCTTACCCTATTCGCCCGCGCGACCCCTTTTTATTTTTTTAAGAAAAAAAATTGCCTAAAATCTCCCCTATAGTATAAGATCCTATGCGAAAACGTCCGAAGAAATCCAAATACAAACATACTGTTATTAAAAATAAGAAATATTATTTTCATAAAATTATCTGGAAAGATATCACCGGGGATGCAGGCCACGCTACAGCAGAAGAGTTTGAAAAGTTTTTACCAAGCACAATGATTACGCAGGCTTATGTATTTAAAAAAGACCGTAAGAATCTTTGGACCTTTGCGTCTTATGAAGATGGTGATGAGTTATTTTCTGATAGAAATGTATATCCAATTGGATGTATAATTAAAATGGAAAAAATAAATGAAAAATAAAACCTTGACCAAGAATATGTCTAATGTAAAATGGAAGGCAATCCCTCCAGTAAAGGGACCTAATCCACAAGGAGTTATATATGGGCGCAATGCACAAAGCAGTTATAAACAAATGGGCACTAGTAAGAAAGTTCCCTCTAAGAATATGGAGTAGATTTATTAGTCTGTTGAATCACTATCAAGGTTTGACTTTGGTTCTAATTCTAGCTTATCTAATTCTATTTCATCAGGCGTAATATTAATAAGTTCTTTATTATCAGATAGGATTTTACGTAGTTTCTCTTTAATTTCATCAGCAGTTAAATTATCAACATTACCTGTCATAATTAATTTTTGATCTACGTAGAGTCCACCTGCTTTTCCACGTGAAACTTCAGCATTGACTGCTGCAGACCACGCTCCTTTTTTTAAGGCCTCATTTCTAATCTTTGCTAATTCTGTAATATGTTTTTCAAAGTTAATACCATACTTCTCTTGCACCTCTTCCCTTAACTCTCCAATATATTTAGCAACTAATGGATATATTCTAGGATTTCTTAATTCAGATGCTGATTGCCTGGACCTAGTTTTATACCCAGCCTCATTAGCACATTCTGCTGGGCTCATTTTACCTTCATTATATACTAGTAATTCTGAAAATTTCTTTTGTCTGTCTGTTAATATAGGGGTTCTTGTCATTAGTTTGACTTATACAAATTTGTACTATAAAAGTCAATGTACTATGAAACCGGAGTCGAAACTTTGGAAATTAATAAAGAAAAACACATCTAAAATTCAATGGACTAGACTAGAATCTTGGTCATCATTTGGTGTACCAGATTTGTTGGGATACCATGAAAACTGTGGTTTTTTTATGGTTGAGATGAAGGTTGTCAGAGGGAAGAAAATACACTTTAGTCCACACCAAAAACTATTTCACATTACTCGTCCTAAACGGAATTTCATCATAGCCCAAGACGTCGGTCTTGGCTCAATAAAACTTTATGAGAGCTCCGCGATCCCCGATCTGCTTGCAGACTACAACGCAGCGCGGCCTGTGGCCTGCGATGATTGGGATCATATCCAACGAATCTTGATCCGCGCACCGCTTGACGCCTGAGCGCTTGACGGCTTGATAACTTAGAATCATTCTAAACTGAGCTTGAGCCCTTCGGGCCCACCCTCCCACCTGCTTGAGAGCTTGAGCGCTTGTGGATTAATCCCTTATTAGAATTTGAAATAGGTCTGGGTCCAGGCAGCTTGTGGCTTGTAACCCTGAGGCCGGTCCCAGGCGCACGCGGTTTGACTGTGGGTATCCCCATATCGTTGCTAATGGCCTGGTCCCTATTGCGCGATCTATATAGCTTGCGCAAATTTTTATAATAGTTTGGATGCTTAAATTCCATTTTAGTGTTTGCCGTAGGATATATTTTTTATTTCAGGATTCCAGCATTTTCTACA